GGGCGAAGGAGAGTCCGCCGAAAGGCGTGGGCGACACCATCACTGTGGGTGGCAAATTCGGAAATAAACCTGTACAGATAACTGATGGAAATAAAACTGAGCCGGACGTGGCGAAGGCACTCGGCGAAATAAATGGTGGCACGCCTTCTTCGCAGCAAACTAGTTGGTCTAAAAAGGGATGGTATTCAGGAGATTATCATATTGGATCTGCGACAATGTCGGGAGACTTCGGGGAAGGAGCAAATCAAACGGCTAAAGGAAATACTAAAGCTAGGCCCATAGCAGGCTGGATCAGCATATCAAAATTGTTTAAAGTATTTGGTTCTAGCGTTACGAATGGCGCTGAACCGGCAGTGCAGCAGAAGTGCAAGAGATGGGTTGAAGATGCATATAAATTTTCTTGGGCGTCGTCGACGAACGCGGCCCTTCAAAATAAAGTCCTCCGTGCAGAAATTGTGTTTGATGAAACAACTGCCGAACCTGTTTATTACTCCCTTCTTGAACCAGATAAAAAAGATAGACTTTAATAATTAACTCAAATGGCGACTTATAGTTTTAAGAGTTCAGGTAAAACTTTAGAGCAGAGAGCAGTCGAGGCACTCAACTCGTCTAAAATACCATTTGGAATAAAAACTCCCATGGAATTAGGGTCTACGGGTGAGGGCCTGATTGCCATGAATTACAATTTGGCTGATCAATTTGCTGATAATTTTAGAAATTTGCTACTGACCAATTATGGAGAGCGCCTAGGCGTCTATGACTTTGGTGCTAATTTAAAACCTCTCACTACAGAATTTACGTCTCAAGAAGATTTTGATAACGAAGCTATCGAGAGAATAAGAAATGCCGTTGCTCGATGGATGCCATTCATTGCTTTGAATACTTTTGAATCTGTAATCGACAGAAATGATAATAAGAACACAGCCGTCATAAATATAAATATTACTTACAGCATACCCGCTGTTGAGCAAAACAATAGATCATTACAAATTGTTTTGTATGTAATATAGCATGACGTCTATTTAGTAATGCAGGACAATATCTAATGGCATTTACGGACAATAAAGAAGCGCTTAAGACCATACGTCAGAGAAACTACCTGGCTAGAGATTTTGACAGTTTCAGGAGAGTATTACTTGAATATGCTAGGCAATACTACCCAGATAAAATAAAAGATTTTTCTGAAGCATCCTTGGGTGGCCTGTTTTTGGACATGGCAGCTTATGTTGGCGACAATCTTTCTTTTTACTTGGATCATTTGTACGGCGAGTTAAACCCTGACACAGCAGTTGAAACAAAGAATATTGAGCAAGCTTTGCGCAATGCCGGCGTGAAAGTAGTAGGTGCAGCACCTGCGATTGTTTCTGTAGATTTTTACATTGAAGTGCCAGTTTTGCAAGATCTTTCTCCTGATCCTTCGCTTTTGCCCACAGTTCAAGCAGGTTCTATAGTAAAAGCGGATAATGGAATTTCTTTCATTCTGATTGAAGATGTTGAATTTTGGCAAGTTAACACTGACACAGCGGCGATTGAGTTAAATCCAGACGTGGAGGTTTCTAATGGCAGAAGACTCAATAGCGTGATAGTAACAAAGATTCTTAAAAAATCAGGATTATGCTCTTCGGGTGTACAAACTTCTGAGTCCGTCCAGATCGGATCTTTTACGCCGTTTAGAAGAATAACATTAGTAAATCAAAATGTGACGAGCATCATATCGGTGTCAGACTCAAACGGTAATATTTACTATGAAGTCGATGGTCTCTCGCATGATGTTGTGTATCAGAATGCTGTAAACGTCACACAGCGTGACGTGTATGCAAAAGATTCGCTAAGAGTGATTCCTGCGCCCTATCGTTACATAAGTAGGACTTCTTTAGATGACAGAACTACGACGCTAGTTTTTGGGGGTGGTACGGCAGACTCTCTCGACGACGATGCGATTCCTGATCCATCAGAATTTGCCATACCGCTTAGATATAAGCAAACATTTTCAAGAAAATCAGTAAATCCTCAAAGGCTTCTTCAAACTACTACGCTAGGCGTCGGCCCTCAAAATACTTCACTGACAATAGTGTATCGTCATGGCGGTGGACTGTCGCACAACGTGCAGACTGGCACAATTAGAAGCATTGTTACAGCAAATGTTCTTTTCCCAGAAAATCCAGACTTTTCACTACAGAAACAAGTAAGAACATCATTAGAGGCATTTAATTCCTCGCCTGCATCAGGAGGAGAGGACGCACCTACTTCTGATGAACTTTTAGCATTAATTTCAACTCTTAAGAGTTCGCAAGAAAGAATTGTCACAAAGGAAGATCTCTTAGCTAGAGTGTACACGATGCCTTCTAATTTTGGTAGAGTATTTCGTGCGTCAGTATCAAATAATCCAAACAACCCTTTGGCTTCTAGGCTCCATATTATTTCTCGATCACCCGAGGGTAGACTCATTCAATCTTCAGATATTCTTAAGATAAATCTTAAACGCTATCTTAATTCTTATAGAATGATTTCAGACGCAATTGATCTTCTTGATGCAGAAGTGATAAATCTTGAAGTCTACTTTCAAATAATTGCAGATCCTAGTTATAATAAGACAACATTGTTGAAAGACATAATAAAGTCTATACAGAATCAGCTCAATATAAAAAATATGCACATAAATCAGCCTATTGTTAGATCTGATATTACCACAACGATTCTATCCCATAAGGGCGTTTTATCTGTTGACAATGTAACGATTTCTAATTTATATGGTGTTGTCAAAAATAGACAATATTCTTCAAGCACATTTGACGTGAAGGCAAACACTAGAAATCAGATAATTTATCCTCCGGCTGGCGGAATATTTGAAGTACGATACCCAGAGGCAAACATAGTCGGCAAGGCAATTTCAAATGTATAGAACTCTAAAATCTGATAAAGATACTTACATCACAAATAAAGTCATCTCTGCTAAGTCTAGAGTTTCAGGTAACGTTGGATTAGCAGGTACAATTGATTTATTTAAGATATATGATCAAGCGCCTGATAGTGCGGGCGTCACGAATGAGATCTCTAGAGCTTTAGTGCATTTTGATCTACAATATTTAAAAGATCTTTATTATTCAGGAAGTGTAGATATTTCAGATGATTCATTTTTTTGCCGCATCTCGCTAAAAGATGTTTTTGGCGGTCAACCAACACCCAGCGATTTTACAGTCAGCGTATTTCCGCTCTCAGCATCATTTGAAGAAGGCTTAGGCAAGGATTTAGTTTATTATTCTGACGTAGATGCGTCTAATTGGCTTTCTTCTTCCAGGGGCACGCTGTGGAATTCTGAAGGCTGTAGTTCTGGTGGAGGTTCCACTCAAACTTGTGATTTCATCACCGGATCTCTATCGATTAGCAATACTGAAGTAAAACAAATTTTTACCAAGGGCACTGAAGACTTGCTTGTTGATGTCACATCAATAGTGTCTGCTACGCTGACAGGTGAACTTCCCGATAGAGGATTTCGAATAACATATTCAGGATCTATTGAGACGGATTCAAACACTTACTTTGTTAAGCGATTTGCTAGTAGGCATGCCTATGATGAAACAAAACACCCGAAGCTCATTTTAAAATTTGATGATTCAATTACAGATGATACACAAAATCTAACTTTTGACACAGACTGCAAACTCAATCTCTACAATTACGTAAAGGGTGATTTAATTAACTTAGTTTCAAGTTCAAATTCTCTCACAGGCAGTAACTGTATTAAGCTCAAACTCGTGACAGAGACAGGAGGATACACTTTAACTTTTTCAGGTTCACAATTTAATTTGGGCAGCAATGAAGTAACAGGTACTTACACGTCTACAGTCAATATTGATTCATCAGACGCAACAATCGCACTAAGAATTGCAGAATCAGGATCAGTGAAATTTACACCTGTTTGGTCGTCAAATGACGGGACTGTTGCTTTCGTTTCAGGCAGTAAAATAGAAGCTAAAAAACCCATTAGAACCGCTGCATCAAGTAAAAAGAAATTCTATTCTGTCAATGTCGGAGGAATTGATCAAAAATATTCTGTTGATCAAGATATCTCGGCTAGAGTCAATATAGTTGATAACAAATTATCTGTTAAGCTTGTGAAGTCCCCTATAGAAACATCAGGTACAGTCCTTAGTAATGTGTATTACTCGATACGAGAAGTAGGTTCAGGCGCTGTTGTTGTGCCATTCGATGATATTAAAAATTCCACTAAAGTTTCTAGCGATTCTGAAGGAATGTTCTTTGTGATTAATTCATCATGTTTTGATGTGGGTAGAACTTATACAATTGACATTATGATAAAAATAAACGGTGTAAAAAATGTTTATCAAGATGCTTCGAATATATTTGGTGTAATAGAGTGAGATTATAAAATGGCTTTCCAAATAGGAACTTTAAACTCACCGGCGTTTGTCAAGTCAATTTTGCGCGATGCAAAGCCCGTTCAAGCAAGCGGAGCAGATTTAATAGACAAAGGAGTATTATTAGACGAAGATCAAAATTATTCTTATAAATACGATTCGATAGAGTCGCCGCTTAAGAGTACGCAACAACTTAAAATTGATTGGTCTAAATTTGAAAATCATACGTTCTTTGCATCAGCAGAAGTAAAAGTTAACGATGCATTTAATATTTTAATAAATAAATTTCCATTTGATGGTTCAAACTTAAATGTACAAGATTATCTTAATTCACTTACAGGGTTTGAAAAATATGTTTTTGATCAATTCCCTGTATGGTCAGGAGCTTTACATTTTTCAGGTACGAAGGTAGGAGAAAATCCTGCTAATGGCTTTAGTAGCGAATTAGGAACTTGGATAGAAGTTAAAGACAGCTCAGGCTATAATTTTCCTGAAATCTCTAAGAATAACACGGGCAATGTAGTAATAAATCCTACTGCATCTGGGTCGTTATCAATTGAAACACTAATATATCTACCAAATATTACAAACTCTTCACAAGTAATTTTACAAAAAAAATCAAATGAATCAAACGGTTTTACATTTTATTTAAAACCAAGCAGTTCTTCAACTCATGTAACTGCTAGCTTCTGCGTATCATCAGGATCTAAATCTACGAGCACAAGTGCAGTTTTAACAAAAGGAGCCTA